AACAGCGTCAGGGTCTCTACTCTTTCCAAGTTGTAATGGATGAAACAAACAACACACCTGATGTAATCGATAGGAATCAATTGGTTGGTACAATATATCTACAGCCTACAAGAGTAGCAGAATTTATCCAACTTGACTTTAACGTATTACCAACAGGAACTACTTTCGGAGCATAAACATAACAAAAAAATAAAATGAAACTAACAGAAAATACAAAAGTAAGAGTAAAGGTACCAAAACACCTCTACGAAGCCATTCAAGCAGAACTTGATAAGAAACACGGAATGGATGAAGCTATCTCTGGAAAAGCAGAAGAGCTTAAAGATTTCTATGAAAAAGTAAAAGAGCAAGTAGACGGTGGCACAGATCTAGATTCAGCAGTTACTTTCGTAATGAATGATCTTGGAATGGAGATGATGGAAGAAGGCAAAGAAATGAACGAATACGTTGGTATGAGTCCAGATCAAGCTCAAGTAGCCGAAATACTTGGATCTCTAATAGCCGCAGGCGGACTAGGGGTTGCTGTAAAAACAGCTCTTCAAATGGCTTTAGATAAAATCAAATCTAAGAAGTCTGGTGGCGAAGAAAAGGGAGACATCAACGAATATGTTGGTATGAGTCCTGATCAAGCTCAAGTAGCAGAAATACTTGGATCTTTGATAGCTGCTGGAGGATTGGGAGTAGCTGTAAAAACTGCTCTACAAATGGCTTTAGATAAAATTAAATCTAAGAAGTCTGGTGATGCTGAAACTAAAGAACCAGTAGCAGAAGTAGAAGAAATGGAAGAAGCTCTTGATTTTAATACTTTGATGGAAGCTGTAAAAGATGCTTCTAAGAAAAAAGCAGAAGACAAAAAGAAAAAAGAAGTCGAAGCTAAGAAAAAGAAAGAGGCTGAAGATAAAAAGAAAAAAGAAGCTGAAGCTAAAAAGAAAGCCGCGGCTGCTAAGAAAAAATAAGTTCTGAATATTTATATCTGAATGGCTGTAGTATATAGACACATAAGACTAGATAAAAACGAACCTTTTTACATAGGAATAGGAAACGAAAAATCTAGAGCATATGATAAAAGAAGTAGAACGAAACTGTGGAAAAATATAGCTAAAAAAGGATATGAAATAGAGATTCTGTTTGAGGATATAGATTTTGAAGAAGCAAAGAAAAAAGAAACAGAATTCATAGCTCTTTATGGTAGAAAAAACAATAATACTGGAACTTTAGTTAATTTAACTGACGGAGGAGAAGGAACGATTGGATACAAACATACAGAAGAATCTATACAAAAGTGTAGAATCGCAGCAAAAAATCAAGTTCATACTATAGAATCTAAACATAAAAAAAGTTTAGCTTCAAAAGGAGAAAAAAACGGTTGCTACGGTAGAACAGGACAAAAACATCCAATGTTTGGAAAACCTGGATACTGGAAAGATAAAGCGAGTCCAAAAAGAGAAAAGATAGAGTACGAAGGTATTGTATATGAATCAAAGACAGCTTTAGCAAAACATTTAAATGTATCTAAATCATTAGTTACAAAAATGGTAAAAAAACAAATTGTTAAACAAGTAAATTAGAATATTATGCCAGTCCTCGATCCAGCCGAGATAATGTATACAGCCTTTGAACCTACGGTAGCCAACAGGTTCGTTATGTACATCGACGGTATTCCGTCTTACATGATCAAAAAGGCAGACGCTCCAGGTGTGACTTTAGGAGAAATCAAACTCGACCACATCAACGTTTATCGCAAGCTTAAAGGAAAAGCAGAGTGGAGAGATATGACTCTTTCTCTTTATAATCCTATATCACCTTCAGGCCAACAAGCTATTATGGAGTGGGTACGTTTGCATCACGAATCAGTAACAGGCCGTGACGGTTATTCAGACTTCTATAAGAAGGACTTGAATCTTTCTATCATCGGTCCAGTTGGCGATATTGTATCAGAGTGGATCATTAAAGGAGCTTTCATTAAGGAAACTGCTTTCGGAGCGTACGACTGGTCTACAACAGATCCTACCGAATTGACAATGACTATCGGAATGGATTACTGTATTTTGAACTACTAGTAGAAATAAAAAATAAAAAGAAGAAAGGCCGCAACACTGCGGTCTTTTTTTTGTGTAATAATCTAGTGTTGTGTATATTTATAAATAAATAATTAATTTTATGTCCGAATCAAAGTTTACAGTACCTACCGAAATGGTAGATCTTCCATCAAAAGGTTTAGTTTATTCAAAAGACAATACACTTTCCTCAGGAAACATCGAAATGAAGTATATGACCGCTAAAGAAGAAGATATTTTAACTAATGTCAATCTTCTTCGTCAAGGTTTAGCCATCGAAAAGATGCTTAAAAGTCTAATCAAGACTCCGATTAATTACGAAGATCTGACATTGGGAGATCGCAACGGTCTTCTTATCGCAGCTCGTATCCTTTCTTATGGTAAAGATTACTCTTTCAAGTATAAGAATCCAAATACAGAAGACGAAGAAACGGTTACCGTAGATCTTCAAAATCTTAAGTATAAAGAAGTAGATTTCTCTAAGTTTGAAAACAAAAACGAGTTCGTTTTCGTGCTTCCTTTCTCTAAGAACGAATTAACTTTCAAGATTCTTACAGTATCAGATGACAAAAAAATAGATGAGGAGATTAAAGGAGTTAAAAAATCCCTAGGTCAAGATCAAGGAATGCTTAGCACAAGACTAAAGTACCAAATTACTTCAGTAAACGGAGACTATTCACTAAAGACAATTAGGGATTTTGTAGACAGTGGAGCACTACTCGCTAGAGATTCTATAGAGCTAAGAAAATATGTATCCCAGATCACACCAGACATCGATACGTCAGTCCAATTCACTCTTAAAGATGGAACAGAAGTAAACACTGATTTGCCGATGGGAGCGGAATTCTTTTTTCCCGGGTTCGGAGTATCGTAAAGAGTTTATGACCGAAGTCTTCGAACTTACCTACCACGGTGGCGGAGGCTTCGGCTACTTCGAGGTGTGGAATATGCCGGTTCCACACCGTAGGTTTAACCTTAAGAAGATAAACGAATACTTGAAAAAAGTACAAGAGATCAGAGATGAGCAATCTCAGAAAGTAACAGAAAATACGGATATGAATAAGTTTAAGATTCCTGACTTCGTTAAAGAAGCCTCAAAGGATTATGATTTTGTTACTAAGGCAAAATCTAAGAAGTAAATATTTATCTTTATAGATAAACTACATGGCGACACCTCCTACAGGAAATACTCCTTTACCTCAAAATTCCCTAAATTACGAACAACTAAAAAAGGGATTAAAAGATCTTATAGATTCTGAAGGAGACTATAATAATCTATTAAAAGACGCGAATAAACAACTTGAATCCATGGATAAGCACTATGTAAAAATAGCTGCAAGAATGGAATCAATGAATAAAAGTACTTTAAATGTAAAAGAGGTTCAGAGAGAGCTTACTAAATTAAACGAAAAAAATTACATAGCAAAAGAAAAAGCAGCTAGATTAGAAAATGCACTATCTCAAGACTCTAAAGATCTTGTAAAAGAACAAGAAAAATTGTCTAGGTTATATGCTAAAGCTGTAAACAATAATCAAAAGCAAATATTACAGAAAAAAATAATAGCGAATGAAGCTAAAATTTCAGGTAATATAGAATTACAATCTTTAGAATACGCAAGAGCTGCGATAAAACTATCTGAAAAAGAAATTGAAGAGGGACAAGAAAAATTAAATACGGAAAAGAAGATAGAAAAATCCATTGGATTATCAGGCAAAGCTTTTAAGCTGTTTGCTGAAAAATTAGGACTTGGATCTGAGTATTATGAGGATATGGTCGTAAAAGCTAGACAATTAGAAGTAGAAAATAAAAAACTTTCTCTTGGAGACAAATTAGGAGGTTTAGCTAAAGCAGCAGGAGGAGGAATAAAAGAAGCTTTCTCTGATCCTTTAACCTTAATTCCTATATTAGGCGGAGCTATTGGTGGATTAGTAAAAGGTCTTAAATCAGTTTTTGATTATATTACAGGAATTCAAGATAAGACTGTTAAGTTTGCAAGAGCAATGAATATGTCTACCGAAGAGGCTAGACAGCTTAAAATGCAATACGCAGACATTAATGTAGCAAACGGAGATCTGTTTGTAAACACTGAAAAACTAGTAGAAGCACAAACAGAGATGGTTGGTCTTTTAGGAGTAACTAATCAACTCTCTACTCAAAATCTTGCAACAAATATAAAACTAAAAGATATCGCAGGAGTAGAAGCTGATACTATCGCATCTATAACCGAGTCCTCTATAATAAATGGTAAGTCTAACGAATCCATAGTAAAGTCAGTATTCGCTCAAGTTAAAGGTCTAAAACAAGCTACAGGAATACAATTTGAAAATAAAAAAATACTAAAAGAAGCCGCAAGTCTAGGAGGAGTTTTAGGACTTCAGTTTTCAAAGTATCCAGCTCAATTAACTAAGTCTTTATTGACAGTTAAAGCTATGGGTATGGAATTAAAAGATCTAGATTCAATGGCTGATTCTTTTTTAGATTTTGAATCAAGCATATCAAAAGAATTTGAAGCTCAATTGCTAACAGGAAAAGAAATCAATCTTGCAAAAGCAAGAGAGATGTTTTTGAATAATGATCTTGCGGGAGCCGCTGCTGAAATAAATCGCCAAGTAGGATCCACAGCTGATTTCATGAAAATGAATAGAATTCAGCAAGAAGCTTTTGCAGGCGCTATGGGAATGAGTAGGGATCAGATGGGAGACATGTTAAAGAAACAAGAGATGTTATCTAAGCTAGGAGCAAAAGATACAGACAACGCACGAGAACAACTTAGATTAGGATTAGCTAAATATAAAAATCAAAAAGCTTTATCAGAAGCTGTAGGAGAAGAAGCGTATCAAAATCTAGTAAATGCAAGTCTTCAAGAGAAAATAGCTGCTTTTATGGAAAAAATAAAACAGTCTATATCTGATTTTGTTGAAAAAAGTGGAATAATAGAAAAGATCGAAGGATTCATGGACTATCTTTCAAAACCAGAAAATATCAAAAGAGCAATTATGTCAATAAGAGACGTTTTTGCTAATATCGTAGATGTAATAGCTTCCATAGCAGGAGGTATAGTAAATATTTTAGATTTTTTTGGAGCAATATCTGATGATAAAGCTGCGAGTATCCAAGGATTTTTAGGAGGCGCAGGAGATAAAGTAAGATCAATGGGTGGAGATCTAAGTATGGTTGCTGCAAAAGAAAGAGCAGGAACTTCTGCTGGAGGCTCAACATCTTCTGATGGTGGATCTAAAAATTACTCTTCAGCAATGGGCAATAGTATTCCAAATGTATCAGTAAAAATACAAGACAGAGAGCTTTTCGTAGTATCATACACTGGATATAATCAAGGTTCAAATTCAGACCAACAGATGACAACTAAGAATATATCAAATCCAACACAATAAGAGATGCCCTTAATAGACCTAAAAACTAACCTAAAGAATATTAAGTTCGGAGCAGATCAACCTGGTGGCGGATCTTCAAATCTTCCTTATATCCAGACTAGGATGCCTCCTATCAATCTAATAACTTTAGCTGGACCAGGAAATACTAATCCTATATATAGACCGGGAACTACTGGAAACGCTGACTTTCCAATTAGGGGAGGAGGACCTGATTTTAATTTAGGAACGCAAACTTTTACCATATCAAGCAAAGTAGATAAAGAAAGGATCAAAAAATTCATGAAAGATCCTTCTAGAGGAAAGATCTTTTTAGACAAACAGATTGGACTACAGTTTAGCAATCCAAAAACAGAGACAGGGAAATCTTTTCAAGTAGCTCCAGCAAGTAACATATTACCTGGACTTATAGAAAACACTAGAATATACAACAACGGATTCAACACATTAGAGCAAGTTGGTTTTGCTGGCACTGGATTTCACGTTCCAAGAGCAGGTATAAGTCCATTTGATTACGCTTCTAAGTATTATAAAGATATAGTAGGAGCTCAATCACTCTTAGATGCAGAAAGAGTAGTCGATGTTAATAGGCTTCTTATTCTTAGAACTCTAAAACTGTCTACAACTCCTTCTAGATCAATAGTTAACATAAATCAAGTTAACAACCTTGGAATATCGTTAAATAGACAATTACTTTTTAGCTATTTAGGTGGACCTGAGTCTGTTTATGGAATAGGAGCAACTACTATAAAAAGAATAGAAGACACTTCTAGAGCTTCTAAAATTAACACTACTTTTTCCATGACGTATGATAATATCATGGAGCAAAAGTTGAATCGTGTGGCAGAAGGCAAGAAAAGTACTTTTATACAAGATTATAGAACTCCTAATGTATCTACTTCTAGTAGAGAAGATTTTTACAATTTGACAGTGAAAGGTAGAGCAGATCAAATGAATACGCTAAAATCATTTTTATTTAGCAATAATAACGCGCCTTGGGAATACGAATCAAAAGAATCCAGTGATATCATAAAATTTGTATTTGAAGCCATAGAGAATAATAATCCTTCAGATTCGTGGGCTATATTTTTTAGAGCTTATCTAGCTGGATTTAGCGATAATCACCAAGCTTCTATAAGTGCATTTAAGTACATAGGAAGAGGCGAAGACTTTTATACCTATCAAGGAGTAAGCAGAACAATAGGGTTTTCTTTTAAAATAGCTGTTGGATCTGAACAAGAGCAAAAACCACTATATACTAAATTAAATCACTTAATTTCACAAGTATATCCTGACTATTCAGATACTTACGGAATAATGAGAGCCCCTATTATAAGACTTACAATAGGAGATTACCTATATAGAGTTGCTGGAATGCTAGAAAATGTTAATATTACAGTTGATGATAACGCTCCTTGGGAAATTGCGAGTAATGATGACCTAAAACAACTTCCTCACGTTGTAAATGTTCAGTGTAGTTTTAAACCTATTCAAGATTTCTTACCAAGAAGAGAAAATAAATCTAATTTAAACGTTCCTTTTATAACCGATAGTAAAGATAAAAAAGAATTCGTTAGTTTAAAAAACTACGTTAGTAGAACATCAACCGATGCTGAACTTGACGAGCAAATAGATGAACTACTAGCTCAATAATATAGTAAATGAACAGATATCAAAATATACAGACTGATAATTATAGCGCGACTGGAAGTCTATACTATTCCAATAATATTTATCCTGACATTCCTGTTACGGAAAATGATAATTACGTAATAGCAACTTTAGGAGATAGATTCGATCTGCTCGCAAACAACTTTTACGGAGATCCCAGTCTATGGTGGGTAATACCATCAGCAAACGGATTAACTTGCGACTCTCTATGTCCTGAACCAGGAACTCAACTTAGAATACCCGTAGATATCAGATCAATAATGAACGAATATAAATCAGTAAACGCTGTTAGATAGTTATGGCAAACGAACCACTAGAATCCAGAACAAGCAACGCTTTAGGAGTTAGAATCCCGCAATGGATAATAAGACAACTCAATAAAAGATCAGAGCAGCTTAGCGTAGAAAACCAAAGCAGTACAACACCCAATAAAAACGTGTTGTTTAGGGGAAATAGAAGCGCTTGGATAAGAATGGTGTCCTCAATTGATTTGATAGATTCATTTAAACCTTCTGCAAAAGTTCCAAAATCTATAGCTAATTATATTTCTTCTCAAGCTATAGGACAAAATAAAGCTAAACGGTATTTTCAAGACTTAGGTATAGATATAAAAAAACCTAACGATTTAGCTAAGAAGTTTGTTTTGCAAGGAGGAACAGCAGTATACGAAAATGAAAATAATAATTTTTCTTATAATCTTAGAGAAGGTTTTCCAGACACTTATAATGTAGCTGGTAATGAAGAAGTAGAGAATTATGGTTATAGACCGATGCCAGGTATTACTAGCGTAAAAGTTCAAACTCAAGGTAAACTTGGATCTATTAGAGCTGCTGAAATACAACTTAAAGTTTGGGATAAAGCACAATTAGACATAATAGACGCTTTGTACTTTAAGCTCGGATACACTATGTTTTTAGAGTGGGGACACACAAACTACTACAAAGAAAACGGAGAGTTTGGTTCTACAGAGAATTTTAGCTTAGATCCTTTTGAAGCTGGATTAACCAAAGAAGACATTTATAATAAAGTGTCGAACAACATAAGACAATCAGAAGGTAACTACGATGCTATGCTTGGCATGGTTACTAATTTTAACTTTACCTACAATCAAGAGGGCGGATACGATTGCACGATAAAATTGATATCTTTAGGAGTATTGGTATCTAATATGAAGATGAACAATCCAAGAGTTCTTCCTCAGTTACAAGAATCGGTTATAAAAAGACTGGTCAATACACTAACAGAACTAGAAAAACAAAGGATAGCTAAAGAAAAAGCCTCCATAGACGCTCAAAATACAGATCCTGCAAATAGAAATGCCTATCCTCCATGTATTAGAGATAAAGAACCTAGTAGCACTAAAAGCAATGGACCAACTGCTTATGCAGCTTACGGAATTAAAAAAACTGTAAACAATAGAGGCTATATATTTTACACTGATGGTAGATATCAAACTACAGGTCTAAACGCTAATGGAAAATATGAATGTAAGAATGGTGTATTATATATAGATGGGAAAAGTTCAGAAGACACAAAATTTACTTATAGTGAAGTTTTATCGTCTGCAATAAAAGATAAAAGAATATCTAATTTAAAATATGATTCCAAACAAGAAGGATATTATGTAATACAAAATGCTAATAACTATAATTATTTTGCGATAGATAAATTAAAAAAACTTTTACCTATTGATTCAAAAAAAGACATAGTTGCTGAATTAGATATCAATAGCATACAAGGGCTTCCATCTTTTAATAACAACAATTTAGGTGTTATAGATCTATTAACTAATGCAGTATCAAAACAAGGTAAATTACCTTCTACAAATATAACAAATGATTTAAAATCTGGATTAGGCATAAAATATTTTGCATCTGCGCGCTTACAATCAACATTTACTGGATTTAACGATTATAACGTGGCTGTACAATATAATGGTATAGATAAAAAAGTATATTTCGTAAATTTGCAATATGATTATTTTGCAAAACTAGAAGATGCCATACGAGGTATTTTTGGAATTGGAATAGATGCAAATTCTCCAACTACAGAACAAGATATACAAGACGCAATAAAACAAGCGGTAATTGATAGTAACACAAAATGGAAGCTTACAAAAGTTTCTGAAGAAAGAGCAAGCATAAGCGAAAACCAAGTTTCAGATAATACATTTATAGCAGAAACAGTTGTTAATATAAAAAGAAATGCAACTCAAAAAGTTCAAAATGGAACTGATGCTAGCGGAAATCCAAAATATGAAGATAAACCAATAGTACAAAATTGGACGTTACCAATAAAAATTGAATTTAGTGATTTATCAATATTGAAAAATTTTAATATTGTAGATAATAAAGATTTAATAAATCCTATAGACTCAATTTCATTTGCTAAAGAACAAGAAAGTCAAAATATAGAAGAGATTGAAGCCGAAGGATCTCTTCCAGAACCAGCCTTAAACGCATCCGATATTCAAAAAACCGAAGCAGAAAAATACAAATCAGCATTCGAAGTAATAATTAGAACTATTCAATTATATTCTTTAGATAACGCGATAACTTCAAATATAGAAACAGATCACGTTGTAAAAAAGTTATCACTTATAGAAAAAAATAACCCCAATAAAGAATTTAATAACACATATAAAGAGTTTACTAAAAAACTATTCTCTTCAGGTCTATTCGCTAATATGCTCGAAGATTTATATTCTATGAGTAACGGTGGTAGTGATGTAGTAGCGAGATGCAAAAGTTATGACGAACAAATGAAAACCGGTACAGTTAAAGACAAAGAAGAGATGCTTAGAATAAGAGCTCTTTTTGGATTTCATTTTGGACTTTTGGGAAATATTGCAAGCGCTGAATATCTGTTAAAAGGCAATCTATCAGTGAATTTCTCTGAATTAATGTCTTCTTATACAGTACCTTACGAATTCAATCAAGGAATAGTTCAAGGCACTCAATTAAATCATCCAGTTTACATACCTTTAGGATTCGTGATTATGATACTTAATCACATGTGTACTATATATGATAATAATAAACCAGTTGTATATTTGGATTTCAATCATAAATCAAATATTTGTTTATCCAATGCTAAACATCTATCTACTAATCCTTATGATGTATTAATTCCTTTTCAAGGATCTAATAAAGACTTTGAAAGCATATTAGAACCTTCTACTTTAGATACGCAAGAAATAAAAGAAAAAACAACTGGAAAAGTAGTTTCAAAAAACATAGTTATAAAACCAATAAGCGGATCGTCGGATTATTCGCCTGTGTATACTCCAAGAAATTCCGATACGTCTGAAAATGCTGTAAGAGACAGAATATCTGGAGGATTACTCCCTTTTAAGCCTAATGAAATAAAAGATGAGGTGTATAGAGGAAGGACTATGAATATTTTGATAAGTTGCGATTATTTATTAAGATCTGTTGGAACTTTTACAAAAAATAACGGATCTGGAGATGTTTATGTAAGAGAGTTTATTGAACAAATACTATC